CGTTGCGCCCTCGGCCCGAGGAGGGCCTGCCTATTGTGTTTTCCCTTTGCGTTAGCCACTAGGGGCGGTAGGTGATTACCTTCGGGGAGTGGCCCCCGGTGGGTGGCCTGGGTGGCTCCAGGCCGGCCCCTAGATGTAGTGGAGACCCTCATGCGATACGGAAGACACCAGCACGCCCACGAAGAACGGGACCTCCTGGGCCAGCGAACGCTCGCGGACCTCCTGGGGGTTTCCAGGAAGGCGGTGGAGAAGGCGGTGGAGGCCAACCGCCTGGACACCTTTGACGGGCTGGACGGGAAACCCCACCTCCACCGTCTGGTCTCCGTTCAGCAGTGGACGGAAAACAAATGCGCCGGGAAGGTGACCTCCGTCACCCGTGGGCAGCGCGCCGCGGGCATGGATGCGGAGGCAGCCAAAGCAGTGGCCCACCTCCCGCTCACGAATCCGCTGGGACCTCGAGCCCAGGCCATGGCCGAAGAGCGGGAAAGGTGGGACCCATCCCAGGGCCCTCTGGACCTCACCCGCGTGGCCCAGGAGAAGAAAGAGCTGGGCCAGTCCCGCGCGGAAAAGGAGAGATTCCAGGCGCGCCTCGTGCAGCTCAAGGTCATGGAAAAGGAGGGGGACCTCCTGGACAAGGCCGTATTTTTCCAGAGGGCATATTCCCTGGCCGCGTCAATCAAGGACAAGCTGAATGGACTCCCTCCCCAGGTGGCTCCCCAGATCGTCTCCTCCGTGGAGGAGGCCCTGGTGGCTGCCGGCCTTCCTGCAGAGCAGGCCCGGGACATGGTCACCCGTTGCAACCTTTCCCACACGGTCCGGGAAGCCATTCGGCAGGGCGTGACCCGTGCCCTCCGGGACCTGACCTCGAAGCCATTGGAGGAGCTCATCCATGGATGACCGGGATCCGATCACCGGCGCCAATGTGGACTGGGCCCTCTCCGGATTCCTCTCCGGGCTGCGCCCACCTCCGGATCTTACGATCTCCCAGTGGGCAGCCCAGGAACGGCAGCTCCCCCAGACCTCGAGCTCTGAATCTGGCAACTGGCAGAACGACCGGACCCCATATCTCGAGGAGATCATGGACTGCCTGTCTCCGCAGCACCCCGCGGAGGATGTGGCCTTCATGAAGCCCTCCCAGATCGGAGGGACGGAGGTCCTAATCAATGCCGCGGCCTATTATGTGAAGTATGACCCCTGCCCCATGGGGCTCTTCCAGACCACGGAAAAGACCGCGGAGCGGTTCACTAAACAAAGAATCAATCCCTCTTTTGCGGCCATGGGATTCGACAAGCTCATGACGGGGAATAACCTCTTTTTCAAGGAATTCCCGGGCGGGTCCATGATCACGGGGTGGTCTAACTCCGCTTCGAACCTGCGATCCATGCCGCTCCGTGTGGCCCTGAATGACGAAATTTCCGGCTGGGTGGAGGACTGTGAAGGGGAGGGGGATCCGTGCGATCTCATCACCGCGCGCACGGAGAACTTCCCCGGGAAAAAAAGGTTCTGGAATTCCACCCCGGGGACGGAAGACCACTGTCGGATCACCATGAAATACCGGGAAGGGGACCAGAGGGAATACCGGGTCCCGTGCCCCTGGTGCGGTGAGCTCCACGCCTGGAAGTGGGAGTATCTGGTCTGGGACAAGGATCCCGCGGGGCGGGGCATCCCGGCCACCGTGCGGATGAGGTGCCCCCATTGCGCCTATGAATACCGGGAGAGCCTGAAAACGGAGCTCATGAGCAAGGAAGCCGGGGCCCGGTGGGTGGCCACGAACCTGTCCGGCTCCTTCCCGTCCTTCGGACTGAACGCCCTCTATTCCCCGCTGGGCTGGTTCAGCTGGGAGAAGATGGTCCGTGAATTCATAAACGCCCTGGGAAACCTGGCCAAGATGAAGGCCTGGACGAATAACCGAAAGGGAGAGGCCTGGCAGGTGGACGGCCTGACCGTGGACGGGGACGGGCTGTTCAGTCGGCGCGAGGAGTACCTGGCCGAAGTCCCGGACGGGGTCCTCCTCCTGACCGCGGGGATTGATACCCAGGACGACCGCCTCGAGGTGGAGGTGGTGGGCTGGGGGAAGGGCTTCGAGTCCTGGGGAATCGCGCGGAAGATCATCCGCGGCAACCCCACCCAGCCACAAGTCTGGGAGGACCTGGACCGCGTGCTCTCGAGCCCCTACTCCATGGAGGACGGCACGGCCATGTTCGTGGCTGCAGCCCTGCAGGACGCCATGGGCCACTTCACGGATGAGGTCTACCGGTACACGAAGGCGCGCGAATATCGCCGCATCTTTTCCAGCCAGGGGCGCGCCGGCGCCGGGAAGCCGGTCCTGGGGACCATGTCGAAGAACACGAAAAAAAGCGGGGCCCAGCTGGCCCCCGTGGGCGTGGACACGGTGAAGGACCAGCTGTTCACCTGGCTGAAACTCGAGGACCGCGCGCCGGGTTTCTGCCACTTCCCGAAGTCGGAGGAGTACGGCGAGGAATTTTTCAAGCAGCTGACCGCGGAGAAAAAAATCAAAAAGTACCGGAACGGCCTGGTGCATTGGGAATACAAAAAAATCCGGGAGAGGAACGAGGCTCTGGATTGTCGAGTCCTGGCCCGCGCGGCCGTCAATCTGGTTGGCGTGGACCTCGAGAAACTGGCCAACCTGGGGAAGCCCTACACCTTCAACCCCGGGAAGTCCGTGGTGCGAAAGACCAGGGCGGTCCGATCCTCCGGCGTGCAGGCCTGAAACCGGGAGTATATTTCCCCAGGTATTCACCCAAAGGAACCACGACATGGCCACGGATAGACTCCAATTTGCACGGGACCGCCTGGCTCTCTACTATGCCGCGGAGGAAAAGGTCCTCACCGGCCAGTCCTACACCCTGGGAGGGCGTTCCCTGACCCGCGCGAACCTGGCCGAAATTCGGGCGGGCGTCACCCTCTGGGAGGGGCGGGTCTCCCGCCTCGAGACCACCGGCCACCAGGGCCCCACCATCCGGAGCGTCATCCCCCATGGATAACCAGCCCAACCTTTTGAGCCTTCCCACCCCCATGGCTTCGAGCCCGGTATCCACCGGATCCTGGACCACCTGGGGGAGGGAGGCCCCATACCACGGAGCCAGCCGCACCCGGCAGGCCATGAAGGCGTGGAACCCATCCAACGGATCCGCGGACCGTGACGCGGTGACCTCCCTCCCCATCCTCCGCGCGCGTTCCCGTGACCTGGTGCGCAATGTCCCGGTGGCCTCCGCGGCCATCCTGACTATGACCACGAATGTCGTGGGGACGGGACTCAAGGTCCGCCCCCGCATCAATGCCGAATTGCTCGGCATCACCCAGGAGGAGGCGGACCTCTGGCAGGCTCGAGCCCGGTCCCTCTTTGACCTGTGGGGCTCCTCGAAAAATTGTGATGCGGAGAGGAAGAACAATTTCCCCCAGCTCCAGGACCTGGCCCTCCGGACCATGCTGGTTGCGGGCGATTGTTTCGCCCTGACCCCCTTCCGCTACACCCCCGCCTCCCCGTTCGCCCTGACCATCAAGCTACTGGACGGGGACCGCTGCAGGAACCCCACCACCAGCCTAGAGTCGGACGACCTGGCCGGAGGTGTGGAGGTGGACGAATTCGGCGCCCCGGTGGCCTACCACTTCACGGGAAAGCCCGAGAACGGAATGGCCGGGGACCTGCCATGTCTCGAGACCGTCCGCGTCCCCGCCTTCGGTGAGACCTCCGGCCGTCCCCTGGTCCTCCACCTCTTCCACACGGACCGCCCTGACCAGCGCCGCGGAATCCCCTGGCTGGCCCCCGTGGTGGAGGTCATCAAGCAGCAAGGACGCTACCAGGACGCGGAGATCATGGCGGCCGTGGTGTCCGGAATGTTTACCGTTTTTGTCAAGACCCCCACCGGCTCCCCGGAGTGGGACGGAAATGTGAAGGGAGAGGACAAGGTGGAGCGCCTGGGGATCCCTGCAGAGGGGAACCAGTCCGTGGAGCTCAAGTACGGCGGGGTGGTGGACCTGGCCGAAGGAGAGGACATTTCCTTTGCTAACCCCAGCCGGCCTAATCCGAACTACGACCCCTTCGTGAATTCCATTTTCAGGGAGATCGGAGCGGGCCTGGGTGTCCCCTATGAGGTCATGCTGAAATACTTTTCCAGCTCTTACACGGCCGCGGGGGCGGCGGGCATGGTGGGGGGGGGGACCAACCGCCCCGCGCGGGGGGGCCGGGCGCGGGGCGTAAAAAAACCCGGCGACGCAACCCCCCCGAAGGAGGTAAAATACCACG